CACAAAGCTAAAAACGGCCTTTTGAGTTCCAGGTCAAGCCACGCACCAGACTCTACTAAATCATTCAAAAGTACCTCAGTAAAATAATCACGCATCCCTGGATATCGCCCCAACACTGCAGGTGGACGGGCTTCGTCAGCAACCCGCTGAAACAAACCTTTCGCCATGACCATCACCAACTGGATTCTCTGGAGGAAATTCTTTAGGTACCAGACTACCCATCTGGTAGCGCTTTCGAATGCCATTCCGGTTCACCTCTGGTCTCATGGCATATCCCATGGCCGTTCTCCCCCACCCGAACCTATAATAGGTACCACCTATCTTATGGCATTGACCCCAACGTTATTGGAGAACATATGGTTCCGGAATTAGTCCTTGCCGACCGCGTGCTTGCCCTGCATGACCAGTTGCTGACCGAGAAAGACATCCATGCGTTTCTTCTGGATACCGCCAAGTTTTTAGGGGAAAAACCGATAGAAATGTATGGTCCGGGAATCCGGTTTCGGTGGCTTATCGGCGACCGGATCATCGAAATGCGAGTGGGCATGCGAGGCGGCCAGCACTCGCTCACGGTACGGTCGTTTGACCGTAAGCTCATCATGGATACCTATGAGTATTCGTCGTTAAAACAGTGGCTGCCGGACCTATGCCCGCCGCTTTACCTCTGGTCGGCGTTGCTCGGCCCGGCACCAAAAAATGGTTGGTGGTGGCCGGGGTTTCCGGTGGTCACAACGTGGGATATTTTTGCGGTCACCATTGGCCGCATGCTGCAACACCTGCCGACCGATATTGCGCTAACCCCACCGAAGTGGCGGGTTGGGTTGGCTTATTTGTGGAATATTGGTGCGATCCCCTCCGGTTTTGGTGGGGTATGTGTGAGTGGTGAGCGGGATGGTCTTGGTATTGATGCCGGTGCGGTCGGGATGAATCTGCTCATTCCCCGCACGCATTTGGATGCGGGGCTCGTGAACGTGACCGATGTGATCGCCGGCATGGCACCCGGTCACTTGCTGTCGGGGGTGGAACATTTCGACGTTGAGGGGTTTGATTCGTGCCCCGTCACACCTGGCTATGACGATCCTCAGGCGACCGGGGTGCCACGGCCCGGCATCACTCTCAACGAATTGCGGGCAATTATTGCGACGGAGGTTCCGCCCGCCACGCCAGCACCATTGTCGCCCCTTGGCACTATGCCGCCCCAGATTGCACTCACGATTCCGCAGGCCATCGACGCTATTGTCGACGCGGTCACTCACGAACGTTTCGAAACAATCCAGGTGTCAAAATCTCCCCAGGTAGGCGTCGACTCGCTCCAAGTCATCGACTACGCCCGGCAGCTTTGCGACGCCCTCACGGACCGATTCGGCTTCCCAATCGGTTTGGCGGCCAGTAGCGACTGCCACTTCATGCGCATCTTTCAGATCGGTGGCGTTGGGGTGCAGGTGACCAATGCCCGTGATGAAGTAGCGGTCGTTGTTAACCAGCTTGATACCATCTTGAGGGAAACGTATTGCTAACAAGCATAGAGGTGATTAGCCATCCGATTCATCAAGCGCAAGATAGTCCGCATCGGATACGGGTTCGCACCATTCGGTTGAGGTGCCGGTGCCTGGGATTTCGAACGCAAGGTGACTAAACCACGAATCGCTAGCAGCCCCATGCCAATGCTTCACGTTGGCGGGAATCTCCACGATATCCCCTGGTTTCAGGGCGGGGGGGGGGGGCGCCCCCCCCCCCCCCCCCCACCCCCCCCCCGCCCACCACCATCACACACACATTAGAAGAAAGGGTCATCATGGCACGCCGTCGCACCGGATACGGATCATGCAAAACCACAGGAGGCGCCATATTCACCAATCTGAAGGGCACCAAGATTCACTTCCCCGCAAAAGGATACGAGAAAGGCGAAAACGAATTCCGGGGTATCCCCGTTGAGCGAGTGACTGCCGTCGCAATTCTCACTGGGGCCGACCTCGCACAGGCCATTCCCGTCCAGCAGCCCGCCCTCGTCGGGAACATCCGCAATGCTTTCGTCCCCGAATGCGCCCACGATTCCTTCCTCGTGGTCTGCACTGAAGGGAACGTTTACAGAATTTTCGATATCGCCGAGGAGGAATTCGGGAACGCGCGCAACTTGATCAACGATTTGCGCGGGCTTCTCGGTGACGAGATCGAGTGGGTTAAATCATGAAATACCCGGAAATCCACCGCATGGACGGACGTGAGGACGAGGTTCGTCGCAAGACGATCGAGTTTCAGGAGCACAAAAGGAATCGAGCGAAGAGAATCAAGGGTACACGCCACGCTAAGCGCGCGAATTTCAATTACAGTGACGGTTGGACAAACCGTCTCATGGCAGAACTGAATGGAAAGTGAGGAAACTATTATGTCTACTTTTTCGAGTGCCCCGTCGGCGCCGACTCCCCCCCCCCCCCCCCCCCCCCGCGGCGCGCTCCCGCCCCCCCCCCCCCCACCTCCGGCGCCGCCCGCATTGTCTATGCCACTCAGCGTGATGGCGCCTCCGCGTCCCACGAATCGTTTCGTGGCATGGCTTCGCAAGCCTCGGTCCACGGGCGAGGGGATGACCATGGGTGCAGTCGCCCTTATTGTTGGAGTTATTGGACTTTCACTGGCATGGCGCGCTTTTTGGTGGCTTCAGGTGTTTTTCGCCTATTTCGCTACGGTCGGCACTCTCGGCAACTGAAATAGCGTGAACGACTGTGGACGTGGTGTTTTTGAAACCGGTTTGGCTGTACTTGCCGGACGGCAGTAAAGAGAGAATTATAGCGCGAACCGGCGACGACAAGGGGATTGGTTTCGATTCTATTCAGGCCGGTGCAGAGCGAAGACACTATTTCAGATACAACGATTATTCGATCACCCAGACAGAGAAAGGAGATTATGTGGTGTCACCTGTAAATGATGAGTGTGAGAAGATTTACTACCCGAATGGCGTATATGAGTATGTTTCGAAGGTAGTGCTGCATGATGGGTTCTGGGAGGCGCACGTCCGCCACAATTCTTTCTGTAAATGGCGAGTGGAATGCTGGGGCAGCCGTCACGTTTCTCTGGAGCGGAAGTGTGATGGTTGGCATTGGCGGCGTATTGGCAGATATAAGTCTGATCCCGATTGCGAGTCGAAGTTCGTCAACGGTCCGATTTGCTTTTGTGTTTCTGACAGTTATTATGCACATGTTAGGAAGATTTGTCGGTATTTCACTGGAGAATGGTGCATTTGGTATGAGGATGAGAAAGGTGGGGAAGCGTTTCTCACGTTCGACGAGCAGCGCTACGAGTTGACTCTCCGCGATAACGTTATCTATATCGCAGAGAAGAATGGCGGGGGGGGCGAGAATAATGTGCATGAGAATGAGGTAACTCACCCATCACACTATGCGACTCTCGATCCTGAGCCCATTACTTTCATTCGGGACCGAGACTATTTGACTGGCAGTGTCCTGAAATACATTTTCCGTGCAGGCCACAAGAAAGGCGCCGATGAAAATATTGACATGGGGAAAGCGGCATGGTATCTGCGCGAACTCGTCAACGAGCGAGGAGGTCAAACTGTGATCGCTATTCTGCGGGGCGTCTACTGGGACACTATCGATAGGCAGCTCACTCCGGAGGATCGTGCCAGGGAGGTTCGAGATCGGCTCGTAGAGTTTGTGTCCGCCATTTCGCACGATCACCTCAACAACTATATTACAGAAGAGAAGTGAGCGTTATGGAAAATATTGTCAACATTACTTTCGTTGATTTGATGAAATTCAGAGAGCGATGGGTGGCGACTGCATTCATGCATGCCACCGACTGTGAATTCAGTATTAAAAGTAATTCTACCGATCCGTCCACCACGATCCGTGAACTTATGCGTACCGTGCGACATGTGCAGGAAGTAACACTTGCCTTGCGTTCGTGGCAGGAAGGAAGAATCGCTTTTACTAGGTGCACATATTGGCGCGAGAAAGGCAGATATGTGCTCACTTATGACGACTCATCGGACGATAATGCGTACGTCTGCGCAATCATACTGTCGGAGCGCGATGAAGACACAGTAGAAATCATCCCGGAAAAGAAGCCTGCCATTGCCCTCGAAGCCGAAGCAATTCTACATGATAAAGGTTACACGGTCCATATAATTAAGGAAAACAAAGACGGGGGACTACCGCAATGGCTACATTGAGTGATTTCAGTCTTCGACGTAGAATTGATCGAGGTGAACTCATCTCTAACTGGCGCAAACCGCTATCTATCCAACCGGCATCGGTAGAAGTGCGACTGGACGAGAACATTATCGCCTACCGTCGCGGTGACGAAAACATCACCCTCGACGAGAATGGTTACGAATTGTTGCCGGGTGAGTTTATTCTCGCGTCCACTCAGGAAAGAATCCATGTGCCAGCCGATTTGGTTGCCAGGGTGGAGGGCAAATCGTCATGGGCGCGACGAGGCATTCTCGTGCATGTGTCCGCAGGCTACATTGACCCGGGATTCCAGGGGAACGTGACCCTGGAGATCGCTAACCTGCATTCCGCTAAATCCGCCCATCTTTATCCGGGGGATAGGATCGCCCAGATTGCTTTCGAGGACTTGGATAGGCCGGCCAGTATGCCGTACGGCACCGATGGGTTGGGTTCACATTATCAGGGGCAGGCTGGTGTTACGCCGTCGTCTATGGGGGTGAAATAATGAGCAAGATCAATCGACGAGAAATTGCGTTGGTTATTTCAAAGGAGCTGAGCAATTTGACTCCAGCTCCCCGTATTTCCGACCGTGCCGGAGTCACTACCGTTGAGTGTTTGCCGGGAAAGATTGAGGTCACCGACCAGGGTATTGTGGTGAAGACAAAGCGCGGTGTGACAGTGGGGTGGACTCACGGGGAATCTTCTGGTCCCAAGCATTCTGCTATGCGCTGTGGTCTACTTTTGTGGAGCGTCTTGTGATGTCGAATAGTCCGATGCTGGAGATCGAGCGAGAGGTCAGCCTCACGCAGTTGTGGCTTCCAAAGCCTGACGTGTGCAGAATCGACGAAACACGTGCGACTGCCCATCTGAAGTGGCGTAACCCCTATGACGATACTAGGATTGCCGTCACCGTAAACGACGACGGCGACGGCACTTGCAGTAAATGGACTATCTGGGAGCGGCCGCTTTACGTTGAAGGCGTATCTCACAAAACAAGTGGCGAGAATACGTCCGGTCTTGCACGCCGTTTAGCACGACAATGGGCCGCCGCAAAATATGACGCAATCTCCGCCCGCAGATTCCGAGAGATCAACGACACGATTCATTCGATCCTGAACTCGCCATCGATCACCGTTCAGGATGATGCGCGTTCCGACCTCATGGGCGTGCTGGACTATATTGCTCGCGAGCACGGAGGAGACTACCAGCGCTTGGGACTATAGTCTCCTATGTCGAGCATGAAAACATTCCCCTCTCACCCCGCGAACACGGGGGGGCGGGGGCGTGCGCTGGGGGCTAC